TGAAAGACTATTATTGTAGAGAAGATGAAGAATCCCCGCAAAAAGCGTTTGCCCGAGCAGCAGTAGCGTATTGTGATGGTGATATGAAGTTGGCGCAACGAATATATGATGCTGTATCAAAGGGGTGGTTTATGTTTTCATCTCCCATACTATCTAATGCTCCATTGAAAGGCGAAAGAGTAAAATCACTACCTATCTCATGTTTTCTAACATATGTTCCTGATAGTCTAGAAGGGTTGATCGACCATTCTGCCGAATTACGCTGGTTGTCCGTTAAGGGCGGTGGTGTAGGAGGTCACTGGTCAGATATTCGTTCAGTATCAGATGTTGCTCCTGGTCCGATGCCATTCCTACACACAGTCGACAGTGATATGACTGCGTATCGTCAAGGTAAGACCAGAAAAGGATCATATGCAGCATATATGGATATATCTCATCCAGATATCGTCGAATTTGTAAATATGCGCATTCCCACTGGTGATGTGAACCGTAAATGTTTGAATTTACACCATGCTGTAAATTTGACTGATGAGTTTATGGAATCCGTGAGAGATGATGCGGTTTGGGAACTGAAAGATCCTAGTAATGACGAAGTTCGTGATACTATCCGAGCGCGGAAACTGTGGGAACTTTTATTGGAGACACGTTACCGTACTGGCGAGCCATACCTAAACTTTATCGACACCGCCAATAGAGCAATGCCAAAAGAGCAGAAGGATATTGGTTTACGAATAAATGGGTCTAATCTATGTAACGAAATCCACTTGGCCACCAATGAAGAGCGCAGCGCTGTATGCTGCCTTTCGTCACTGAACTTGGAGAAGTATGATGAGTGGAAGAACAGCAGTCTTGTGCCTGACCTTATCAGGTTTCTTGACAATGTCCTGCAGTTCTTTATCGACAACGCAGGAGAAGAGATCTCCCGTGCCAAGTATTCCGCTATGCGTGAGCGTAGTCTTGGGCTCGGAGCAATGGGTTATCATGCGTATCTGCAAAAACATCGTGTAGCATTCGAGAGCGAAGAAGCATCAAATCTCAACATTGAAATCTTTAGGAAAATTAGAGAAGATGCCGAGTTGGAAACGCTACGTCTTGGTGTCGAACGAGGTGCAGCGCCCGACCTGCCCCTCTCAAGGAGACGCAACGCTCACTTATTAGCTATCGCACCAAATGCTAATAGTTCTTTGATTGGGGGGACTTCTCCTTCTATTGAGCCATGGAAAGCGAATGCGTTCACTTCTCGCACAAGGGCAGGGAGCCATTTAACCAAAAACAAGTATCTCGAAGAAGAACTGGAAATACTTGGAAAAAACACTCCTGAAGTTTGGTCATCGATCATTACTGGTGGTGGTTCTGTACAACATCTTGATTTCTTATCTGAACACATTAAAGATGTTTTCAAAACTGCGATTGAACTTGATCAAGATGTCATTGTTAAGCAAGCTGGAGATAGGCAAAAATATTTGTGTCAGGGGCAGTCCTTAAACATATTCTTCCCATCTGGAGCCACTAAAGCATACCTACATAAAGTGCACTTTAATGCTTGGCTTTATGGTACAAAGGGGTTATACTATTTAAGAACAGAAACATCTAATAAAGCTGAGAATGTTACGACTAAAGTTGCTAGAGAAAGGCTGGCTGAGTTTAGCGACACCAATTCAGCTGATGATGATGATGGATTACAATCTGAATGTCGTGCGTGTGAAGGGTAGGAATATGAGAAACAACTTCAAGGGTAAGTTTACAGCTAAGAACCCCGACAAGTATCATGGTAATGTAAATCAGATTATATACCGTAGCAGTTGGGAACGACTGTTTATGGTGTATTGTGATAAGTGTCCGAGGATACTACAATGGTCAAGTGAGGAGTTCAAGATTCCCTATATCTTTGAGGGCAAGAACCGCACCTACTATCCTGACTTCTGGGTTGAGATGACTGACTACGAAGGTCAACGTCATAGTAAGATCATTGAGATAAAACCTCATTATCAAAAGAAGTGGAAGATCAACAAGGTCAAGTGGGCAGAAGCAAGGAAGTTTGCCGATATTAACTTCATGTCATTTGAAGTATTCACTGAGAAGGAGTTGTTCTGATGAGAGCAGTCTATCGTTTTAAAGGCAAGTTGTTCCGAAAAGTAGTAAACATTGCCGATAGGATTGACATTTGGTTTCGCAACAACTTTAATGTAAATATGAAACAAAAGGCTCTTGAGTTATCTCAAGACAACATACCTATGAGCCGATTAGATGCTACAATAGGTGTTAAACTGAACATAATAGAAAACAAGAAATCGGGGAAGTAAATGGAAGTTTTAATATACAGCAAGAGTAACTGTCCGTTCTGTGAGAAAGCCAAGTTTTGGTTTAAGTCGCACGGACACACGTTCACTGAGATTATGCTAGATGACGAAGAGCAAAGATTAGCGTTCTACCAGAAAGTTCCTGGAGCACGCTCAGTACCTCAGATTTATGTTGACGATAAGCATATAGGAACGTATGATGACCTGATGAAAGTCGCTGACACTCTGGTAAAAAAGTCAGGCGGTTTGCTTGAGTTCTCGGAAACTTATAAACCGTTCCACTATCCATGGGCTGTAGATATTACTACACGCCACGAGAAGGCGCACTGGATTGAAGATGAGATTGATTTGTCTGAAGACGTTACTGACTGGAAAGGGAAAGGCGGTAAAATTACTGAAGTTGAGAAGGAGTATATCACCAATGTTCTCAGACTATTTACTCAGAGCGATGTTGCAGTCGGTCAGAACTACTATGATCAGTTTGTTCCTAAGTTTAAGAACAATGAAGTCCGCAATATGCTAGGTTCGTTTGCTGCTAGGGAGGGTATTCACCAGAGAGCATATGCCCTGCTGAATGAGACGCTTGGGTTGCCCGATAGTGAATATCATGCGTTCCTTGAGTACACCGAAATGGCAGATAAGATTGACTACATGATGCAATCTGATACTAGCACTATGCGTGGTCTTGGTTTGTCACTAGCTAAGTCGGTTATGAATGAGGGAGTAGCACTGTTCGCATCATTCGTTATGTTGTTAAACTTCCAGCGTTTCGGTAAGATGAAGGGGATGGGTAAGGTAGTTGAGTGGAGTATCCGCGACGAGTCTATTCACGTTGAAGGCAACTCAAAACTATTCAAAGCATTCTGCGCTGAGCATCCTCGCATTGTTGATGAAGATTTTAAGAAAGAAATCTATGAGTTGGCTCGCCATGCTGTGAAGTTGGAAGACAAGTTCATTGACCTTGCCTATAAGATGGGTGGAGTTGAGGGTCTAGAGTCCTCAGAGGTGAAACAGTACATCCGCTATATAACTGATAGAAGATTGTTACAACTGGGACTCCGAACTAATTTCAAGGTGAAAGAAAATCCTTTGCCTTGGCTAGAATGGGTATTGAACGGTGCCGACCACACTAACTTCTTTGAGAACCGTGTTACGGAATATGAAGTTGCTGGATTGAAAGGTGGTTGGGGTGAGGCATATGCGCAAGGGGCAGCGGCATGAAAGGTATAGTGTTAGTAGCAGCATTAATGGGAATGAGTTTAGCAACAGCTAACCCATATGTTGAATTAAAAAGCAAAGCGAAAAAGATAGAGGGTGATTCATACGCAGTATCTTATTTTACTGATGATGCGACGAATCACTTTCGGTTGGGTTATGAAGGAAAGAGTGCCTACTTTGAGGCAGGCAAAATGACTAGTGGTGTGTCGGCTGAGGCTGGTTATAAATTCAAGTTCAAGAATGGTTTTACCGTCAAAGGTAAGGTTGAATCGACTAACGTGGATAGTTGGGAACACAGTTTTGAAACTGAAGTTCGTTACACGTTCAAATAGGGATATAAGATGCATGAAATAACATATGAACTGACGTGCGATGACTGCGGGAACGAGTATTCCGTGGTGCATCTTTTGGCCGAAGGTTCCATAGGAGATAGCCCGATATGCTGCCCATTTTGCGGTTCTGAAGTTGACCTAAACTTTGACGACGAGCATGATGATATTGACGAAGTCTTAGATCAACTTGATGAATTAGATTTTGATGACGACTGATTACGAAAATCCTTGGATATATGAAGGGAAGCCATTTACGCCTGAGGAAGCCGACCTGAAAGATTGGGTCGGCTTTTGTTATAAGGTGACAGAAGTTGATACTGGTATGGCGTATATCGGTAAGAAGTTCTTTTGGCGGCCAAAGACTCTACCCATTACAAAGACTCGGAAGCGCAGAGTAAAGACTAAAGTCCCATCAGACTGGAAAACATATTATGGGTCAAGTGAACAGGTTAAGATGCTAGTAGAACAGGGAAATGCATTTGACCGAGAGATCATACACTTGGCTAGAACTAAGGGCGAATGCTCATATTATGAGGCTCGCGAACAGTTCGCAAACGATGTACTTCTCAGGGATGACTATTATAACGAGTTTATCGGACTAAAGTTACACACAAAGCACATATCTCAACTCAAGGAAGATTATAACAAATAACTTTACTTTTTGCCAATAGTATTGTATAATTAACTAAACATTGAGATTACTATTATGAACGATCCCATAAGAATATTCATAGGTTCATCCGCTAACGGTGAAGACGCTCTTATTGACATGGCATATGAATATACTCTCCGCAAAAATACTGATCGAGAACTTGATATTGTATGGATGCGCCAAACTAATGATGCCGAGTCATTCTGGCACGGTTTTGCCGATCATAACTGGTCAACTCCCTTCTCTGGCTTCCGCTGGGCTATCCCCGAATACTGTAACTTCCAAGGTAGAGCCATATACACAGATTGCGATATGCTCAACTTCTCAGATATCGGCGAGTTGATTGATATGGAGATCCCTGACGATAAGATGATGCTTGCTCGCGACGGTAAGCGTTTCGGAGGAAAGGAGTTCTGCGTTATTTTGTTTGACTGCGCTAAGTTCAGTCAAATGTCTCCTGTATCTGAATGGAAAGGCAACCCTACATCCCACCACCAGTTTATCAATCTGTTCATACAAAATAACCTCGTCGGCGACTTAGATCCTGCTTGGAACAGCCACGATGGGGATATCGTTCCATTTAAACAGCTACATTATACTCATATGCCGACACAACCTTGGAAGCCTGACTGGTTTACTGGCGAGGCAGCCGATCACCCCAAACAGGAACTTGTTGACTTGTTTTGGAATGCTGTAGAGTGCGCAGAAGCGGTTGGCTATAAGCGCGAAGATTATATGCCCAAGGGTGGTGTCAACTATAACATAATAGGTAAATAAAATGTACGGTGAAGTCCCAACAAATCCAGTGGTAATGGCAGCTTGTGATAGTAAGTATTTCAATGAGCATGGTCCAGCATTTGTATACTCATCTTCGGATGCTGGATTCTGTACGCATGTACACATAATCAACCCTACTGATAAAGCACTTGCCCTTGCTGGTATCTTAAGAGCGAACTCAGAGCATGAGGTGACATATAGTTTTGAAGATAAGGACTTTGAGGGTTGGTGTTGGGATGCCGAGAGAACTTATTATGCTTGCTCTAGGTTCCTAGTTCTACCCACTATACTCAACTCATCTGGTAGCGTACTGGTACTTGATATTGACTGTATGGTTATGGAACAATTTGAATTCCCCAAAACGCCCTGCGGATATTTCCCGAGAGAACCATTAGCAGGAACTACAGGCTGGGAGGCTGAAGGAACACGCGTTGCCGCTGGTGCTGTGTATATGGATACTCGCGCCATTAATGTCGCTAATGGGGTTGCTGAGTACATAAGCCAGAATGACCTGAGGTGGTTCGCCGATCAGGTTGCCTTATCTAGAGTATTTGCTGGTGTTGCCGATGAGCACATCACTAAGTTTGATGGCAGCTTTATGGACTGGGAGTTTGTTGATGGGACAATGATATGGACGGGTAAGGGTGCGCGTAAACACGATAATCCAACTTATGTGGCCAAGAAGAAAGAATACACTCACCGAATAGAAGGCATTAAAAGCGTTCTCCTCAAGCCAAGACTTGACATACCATTTAAGAAGTTTGGCTTAGAACGTCGCAATGATGCTGAGTTGCCTGAGATCAGAACACACTGGGAAAGGTTTGCCCTGAGCAATGACAGCGACCTTGTGATTGAAATGCCTCGTTGGTCGTTTAACTCTACCATTGAAGAGTTCTTCCCTTCTGATACTAAATTCCTTGTTCCTCATGTTGAGAGGCACAATTGGGGTGGGGGTGATAACACGCAGTTCTACATGCAGACTGTATTCCCTTGGCTATTCACTGTAGACCCTAAAGGTTGGGGTGGTGGCGCGTCATTCGTAGATAAATTTGATCCACGTGACATGCGCTCTGATGAAGCGTTCAACCTCATGCGCCAATATGCGTTCAGCGGCAACTCTAAGTTTGAACAGCCAAAAGGAACTAGTTTTGACTATGCTGGCGACTTCATATTCGTCCCATTACAGTTACCCCATGATGAGACCATACAGTATCACTCAGATGTAACAGTCCCAGAGTTCGTTGAAGCCATATGCAAGTGGTGCCATGCAGTCCCAAATCGCCCCACAGCTGTGTTTAAGGGACACCCAGTAAACTTGGCGGCAATGTCTCCACTAATGAAAATTATCGCCAAGTATAACAATGTTATGTACATTACTGACCACGCTATTAACGATTTAATCCCTAAAGCCAAGGCAACCTATGTGATCAACTCAGGGGTTGGGCAGGAGGCGATGTTATTTGACAAGCCAGTAGTCAGCTTTGGTCGCTCAGAATATGAGGGTGCTGTCATCAATGGTAAACTTGATGACCTGAATGGTGCTTGGGATAGCGTGTTAAGGAACAACGAAAGGGATATGAAACAGACATATCGTAACTGGTATGACTGGTATTTGTATGAAGTTGTAACTCACGTAAAATAATGCTTTACAATTCTTTGATAATGTAGTATAATAAGTATATTGATTAAGAGGTATTATATGAACGATTTTATTATGTACACATTCGCCTGCGTTCTGATATATGCAGGATTCAAAGCACTCCTAATTTCCGAAGAAATCCTCGAAGAAGAACGCGCAAGCAAGTACGATGATACACTATAGCACCAACTGGATGGGTCCAGTCTCGAACAGATGGTATGAAAAGAGAAACATTCCCTTTGTATTGCATAAGCGCAAAGGTTGGAAAGGCGGAACCTATGAGTATATGGAGTTCCTTGAAAGTTACTCGGCTGGTCGTATTGATATTCGCGACGATTCCGAAGAAGGTTATGCTGGTTGGGATGAATATGGTCTCGCCCCGATGCGGTCTGAAGACTGGAATGATTTGTCGGATTGGCTGGGCGATCTAGAGACAGAAGAGCTCTTGTCATATGAAGAACTAATAAGTAATTTTGAAAAGAAAAACGGTAAGATAAGGTGGGCACCTGAATGATTAAGTTTATAAAGAAGGCAGGGGATACAATGTTCGATTCCGTCAGAGTTGACGTTGAGCATAGTATTGTTGATGAAGTGTCTCTACATGAGATGCTTGAGGAGTTTCAACGATTCCTCCTCGCAATAGGATACTCCTTTAAAGAGGGTGATTACTTGACTATTGCCAATGACGATGATGCGCCATCCTTTGATGATGCCTATGAATTTGTGAATAGGGTTGAGGTGATTGATGGCACTGGTCGGGCATATTCTAATACTGATTTTGGTACGGCAACATTTCAGCTACAAGACCAGGATGAGACCCTAAAGATATTCCTAGGGAAAGAAAGGACAGATTATAAGAAGATGTTCCGTGAGTGAGTTGATCCGTAATGCCATTCGTACTCCTGACGGTACTGTCTTAGAATCTACCAATCGTCATGATTATAAGAGCCATACTGATGCTGTGAGCGGTGAGAAATATGTGGTTGATGGCGGTCTAGACTATATTCGTGCGACAGTACATGAGGATCAAGTCAGCCTCGCTCTGTATGATAGCGAACCTCACGATGTACAACGTGATGTATTGAAGTGGGGAACTCGTGGTATCAATGGCGACCAGCCGCTGTCATATAAGCCAATATCCGAGATGGACACTGACCACATTCAAGCAGTAGTAAGCACGCAGAATGTGAGGGATGTGATAAAGAACTGTATGATTGAAGAGCTGAAGCAAAGATGAAAGTAAAAATTGAACTTGAAGTTGATACAAATGACAATGGAGATTGTCAGTTAATCGAAGAACTGATTGAAATAGTGAACGAGCTGAAGGAAAGCCGAGAGTATATTGATGAATGAACACAATCCAGACAACTGGGTAGTGCTGAAGATAAAGGAAGGCAAGGGCACATTCCCTTTCTATAAAGTTCTAGCAGGATGGAGTGGTGGTTACTTAGGTGGTGACAGATGGCGCATGAACAGCGGGATTACTAGTGTAGAGAAACAAGAATACACCTATGGATTCTATGGCTGGTCAGGTTCTGTATACTGGTGTCATCAAGGAGCCTACGGACTTAAAATGAGTACTGCTGGTGTCTATAAGGATTTGTGCTTACAGCAGGAGTTCGGAGGTCAAATTCAATTGATGCCTGAAGATACTAATTGGTCTGATATAGATTGGAGATTGTGATGACAATGCCGAATGAAAGACGGAATGCTGTTAACTATACTAGACAATTTCTAGTTGACTTAATGGATCCTAAGAAAACGCCACGAGTGCCAAGTGCTATTCGTAAAGAAGCATATCGTTGCCTAAAGCATTACCCTGGTGAATATCATATGGAAGAGGCTGAAAAGCAGGCACCTCGCATATTTGGAGAATGGAATGACTAGAAATTATCGAGGCACCGAGCACGAAGACAACAGGAACTATGCGGCAGAAGCTCGTAACTTGGTTGCTGGTCTAAAAGGTGACCAACTGTATGAGATGTATAAAATTGTAAATTCGCAACTCCAACGAGGAAATAGTGAGACTCGTGATAAAGAGTTAAAGGCAGTGAAGTCAGCTATAGAAAAAGTGAATGGTATTGACCGCCATCGATTGAAGCATATTATAACTGGTTACAAAAGTAGCATGGCAGATGGCGCAAATCCAAGAGACGGGCATTCGAAGCCAAATAAAAAGAAGGCATGAAGCATGAAAGTTAAAATTGGCAAGTATCCGACACATCGCTGGTACCACAACTTCCTGTATAAGTTGGGAATTAAAAACGAGCCTAAAGTATCTGTTCATATAGATGACTTTGATACTTGGAGCATGGATCATACCCTTTCATACATTATTGAACCCATGCTCAAGCAACTCAAACTAACCAAGCATGGCGCACCGTATGTTTATCCAGAAGATGTGCCAAGCGAACTCCGCCCTACTAAGAAAGAACTAACAGCATACACTCAAAATGGTGAGACTGATAGTAAGTTCTTTGAGCGTTGGGATTGGGTAATGGGAGAAATGATCTTTGCCTTTGAGAGCAAACATGAAGATTGGGAAGAACAGTTTCAATCAGGCGAACATGACACCCATTGGATCGAACACACTGAAGGAAAACTGAAAGGTCACTTCGAAATGGTTAAGGGACCTGATGATACATTTGAAATTGATTATGAAGGGCGCGCAGCATATCAAAAACGTATCACAAATGGATTTATAATGTTTGGCAAATACTACGAAAACCTATGGGACTAAAGAAATGAGAATGTTAACAAATAATGTACTGGTAACTGTACGCAAAGATGATAAAGAAGCTGAGAAGGTAACGGCTGGTGGTATTATATTAACAGGTACTCCGGATGTTAAGTCATCTAAACCTGCGAATGTCATTGCGGTTGGACCAGATGTAATTGGCATTGGACCTAAAGATATAGTGTATCTTGACTGGTCGACTGCTATCCCTGTGACTGTAGAGGGTCATGACGCTGCCATTCTAGAGGATAAGCATATTAAGGCGGTCATGTAGATGCACTCACTGTCAGAACTTCAGTCTCATATACACATGAAGTATAAGAAGAAGCCAAAGACCTTCGATGGCATTGTCCTCACGTATCCCAAGGTATCATTTACATTAGGCTCGTCTTTCGTAGATGGCAATCTCATTGAAGAATGGACAGTCACTCAAGGGAAACAAACCTCTATACACGACTCTAAGGAGTTGAAAAAAAATTTACAATCAATCTTAAAGTAAGGAGCAACTCAAAAATGTTAAAAAGTTTTATGAAGACGAAGAGTGCCTGTATGACGGGTATTGGCATAGGTGGAGTAGGTGCGTTAACTGCCATATTTAACTTTGATCCTGTACAGTTAGTAGTAAGCACCATACTAATCGTTACTGAAGTCATGATACTCTTAGATATAAGAAGTGCCGATAACGACACCTTGGGAGATGAATAGATGCCTATTAAGTTTAAGCCCAGTGTGAAACAACGTAATGGAAGGATGGTGAACTACTATATGCATGCTACATCCCTTGAAGATCTACGGCATGCTCTTGACTCTTCATCTACCAGTAATAAGCGTAAAGAAAAGGTAAGGAAGGAACTAGTAAGGCGCAAGGTCAGACTCTCTCAGTAACTAAGAATATATGCTGATATAAATATCTTCACGTTGTTTTGATTGTGGAGATTTGTAATGAAAGAATGGCACCATCTATTGCCGCCTGAGTTGGGTGGAACTGATAGCGATGATAATTATGTGCTATTAGCCAGTAAACCGCATGCTGACGCGCATATGGAGCTCTTCCGGAGGTATGGTAACGGGAACGATCTGGCTGAGTACAGGAGGCTGATGGCACTACACGAGGCTGAGCAACGTGCGGTGTCTCCTCCACCTAGTACTGGGCATAAGCTAAAGGGCATCCCCAAGAAGCCTGAGCATCGTAAGGCGATATCATTAGCCAAGCGTGGGCAGTATGTATCTGATGAGCATAGGGCGAAGATCTCTGCTACTATGAAAGGGAATAAGAACTCGCAGGGGCATTCGAGTGATGAGTATAAGGAGAAGCACTCGAAGCGTATGAAGGAAGCATGGGTGAATAGGAAGGCACGTATGGAAGCGTTATGGGATGAGGCTGAGGAATAAGTTAGTATGTACTTGGAAGTGATTAAGTTAGTATGTACTTGGAAGTAAATAGCTTGCCTTATGGTGAGTGTTATAGTATAATAGAACTGTAGTGATTGAATATGAAGAATAGAGTTAAGCACTGGGCTGATGTTTGTAGGGTACACTGGAGAGAGATAGTCTCATTGGCTATTGCTTTGCATTGGATAATGGATCTACTTATTATAGTGCCCATATCCTTGGCAGTTGGTTATTTTACAGGCGTTCATTTCGGGCATCATCATTAAAAGACTTTACATTCATGAGAGTGTATAGTATAATAGTATGAAATAAAGATAAGGTATATTATGGAAGTAAATCTAATTGCACTCAGTAAGCCAACTGCATACAGTGACTGTCAGACTGCTGAACAGCTGGTGGCTTATGCGGCTCGTGTGAGTAATCCCGCCAATCAAAACAATACGGAAACTGCTGGTAAGCTGGTTCGATATCTCATACGTGAGAATCATTGGTCTCCACTGGAGATGGTTCATATGACGATGGAGATCAAGACTACACGTGATATCAGTAGGCAGATACTTCGTCACCGTTCCTTCTCCTTTCAAGAGTTTAGTCAGCGTTATGCTGAGAGTGAAGAGTTCATACATGATCGAGAGGCTCGTACTCAAGATCTTAAGAACCGTCAGAACTCAATTGACTCTCAGGATGCTAAACTTCAGGAAGAGTTTAATATGCGTCAGAAGAAGGTGCTTGACGCTGCTAAGTGGCAGTATGATTGGGCATTGGATAGTGGTATTGCGAAGGAGCAAGCGCGAGCCTTATTACCCGAAGGATTGACTGGAACTACTCTTTATATGTCAGGTAGTCTACGTTCATGGATCCATTACTGTGATCTGCGTATGGCTAACGGCACTCAGAAAGAGCATATGGATATCGCGAAACGATGCTGGTCTGTCATTGGTCAGCATTTCCCCGATGTAATAAAAGCTGTTGAAGGAGACTAATATGAAGTTCGAGAAGATGACTCGCAATGAGCTGCGAGACCTACTGGCTGAGAATGTACTGCGCGTGACGTTTGATAAGAAGAATGGCGAGAAGCGCGTGATGACATGTACTCTGAAGAAAGACTATCTACCAGAGGCGAATGGCAATAGCAACTATAAAGAGGCGATGACGAGCCTATCAGTATGGGACACTAACGCTAATGGTTGGCGCGCGTTCTGTTTGGATAAGATACAGGATATAGAGAAGGTATAGTATGCCACTGAACGTGATCGATGATACTGATAAGGTAAGTCTTGGACCCACTAACGATGGCACCTATGCCGATGCGAAGGGTGGAACGGAGATGATGGCTGAGCGCATTAACGCTATCATCTCTGCTCATGGACTCGAGGATAAAGTCAACGTAATACATTCAAGAGTTCGTCAGCTGGATGAGTCTAAGAAGAATATCCTACTCTGTCATGATCTATGGAATGATCCTGAGGTATCGCATCTAAGGGATGCTTCGTCACGTGATAGGTTCGCTAAGATAGCATTCGTCAGTAATCAGCAGTTTCAGACCTATCACATGGGACTGGGGGTGCCGTATTCGCAGTCAGTCATTATGCGTAATGCCATTGATCCGATTGAGCTGACCGAGGAGAAGCCAACTGATTGTGTACGCCTTATCTATCACACTACACCTCATCGTGGATTAGAGCTCCTTGTTCCTTGTATGGAGGAGTTGGCTAAGATACATGGAGATAAGATACACCTTGACGTTTACTCTTCATTCAATGCCTATGGATGGGCTGAGCGTGATAAGCCATATGAAGGATTATTCGAGCGTATTCGCTCACACCCCCAGATGACCTATCATGGTTATCAACCCAATCACATTGTGCGCGAAGCATTAAAGAAGGCGCATATCTTCGCATACCCTAACATCTGGCCAGAGACCTCGTGTATTGCTGCTATCGAGGCAATGAGTGCTGGCTGCGAGGTCGTATGCCCCAACCATGCTGCTCTCTATGAGACTACGGCTGGATTCGCTACTATGTATCAGTTCGACGAGGATGCGAACACTCATGCCAACGTATTCATTAATGAGCTCAATGGTGCTATCACTACACGTCTCATGGGCGCATATACGCCTGACCTTATGAACTTCGCTAAGACTTACATTGACAATCTCTACAGCTGGGAGTTAAGAGAGCAACAGTGGGTCAGATTGCTAACGGGACTATAAGCCTGACGAATGACGACTATAACGTAAATAAATGGTAAAACGCTTTACTTCTCTGCTCAGAAGAGTATAATACTTGTATTGAATAAAGAGAAGAGAGAGATACCTATGTACGTGATCCGATATATGTCTAATGATAAAGCTGTAAACGCTCAAAGTTTCGAGACCGCTACTGCCGCTCTGGCGTGGAGAATGTCTATGGGTCGCTCCTTTATGAGTGATACTTGGGTTGACTATGTGGAGGCTGTATAATGATTATATTTGAAGGTGATTACGTCCGTCTGACTGATGAGTCGCATTGGTTACGTGTTGATGAGATCGTATTCGTTGACGCTGATGAAGCTAACAACCGTCTAGTGATGTCTGATGGTTACATCGTCCCTGCTCCCGTATGGAACTACATTGATGAGGTTCGCTCTGAGCATGAGCATATGGAAGCCCTAGCAATTGAAGTCCTTGAAGAGGAGGCTCGAGCATGAGCAATATGTCGCGTTTCGTTTATGAGTGTCAAGAGATAGCTGAGAACAATCCCTTCGTTAGTACCAATGAGTTAAAGGCTCTGGTTAAGAAGCAGTTCGCTGATCGTCCAGTATGGATGCCTTATGCCGTGGAAACTACCCTTGATTGCGCTAAGCAAATACAAAATGATATGGAGAGTGTAGCATGAATATAGTATATGGTCTATTAGGTGGGTTCTTTGTTATGGGTTCAGTTGGTGGTCTTGAGCAGGGCACTATGTCTACCATTGGTTGTCTGTTCTATGCTACGCTGGGCTTGGGATTTGCTGCTTATGCCCTTCGTGATCACGTCGATGCGGAGGCATAATTATGGGACGTGTAAAAAGAGATGATATACAGGTATCATACACTGATGAGTACTGGTTTGGTGATTTGTTGAATAAAGGAAATAAGATAATGTTGATTACTATGGATACCATTGAGAAGGAACGTAAAGCCCGATTACAGGACTACTTTGATTTGGCTCCCTCAAGGGTAGACTCCCCTGAGATAATTCGCTATAAGGGCGAACTGGATAAGCTGACAGCTCTTATTGATACTAGCGAGGGAAAGATTGATGACGCTAGTATGAGTGACCTGATAAGGCAACGAATCGTACTGCGTGAGAGGATAGGTGAATGGATATGATAGTAATGAATGTTGAGTGGTATGATGATATGGGTAAGCGTCACATAGCTTGGGGAGTCAAAGATCCTGAGGCATTTAAAGAAGACCTGATTCGTCATAACGTAGATGAGTCAACCATAGAAGTCTATGAGAAAGACGTTAGCTAGCATATACTTTTTGGTTATATGCATATACTAAATCGGTATGAAAATAAGTGAATTAGTCCTTTACAGCTCTGCTCAGAAGAGTATAATACCCGTATTAAATAAAGAAACGAGTGAGATATATATGACTATGAAAGTTTACCAGTGTAACCTCCCCTAT